GTCATTTCGTTCTATCCGTGACGTTTTTCCACAGGGCGGTGATCCCGATGGCTCGTCTTCACGCTGTTGCTGATGGGGAAACCGCGCCGCCGAAGAAGGTTTTGACGGTGGCTACGGCTGCGTCTGAGGGTTCGCGTCGTGACCTTTTGGTGGCTATGCGGGACCGAATTGCGACGGCTGTGGGTGATCCGAACACTGCGGCGCGTGACCTGGCGGCGTTGACGCGCCGGCTGATGGAGATCGCGAAGGACATCGAGGCGTTGGACGCCCGCGAGCTCGAGGAGTCCGAAGGTGGCGGAGTTGTCCCAGATCAGCACCTCGACGCCGCGTCTCTCTGAGGTTGCTCGGCATCTGGTTCTGCCGTCTGGCATTGTCTCTACCGGCTGGCCGTCGACGAAGGCTGAGTGTGCGAACCTCGGGCTGGAGTTCGACCCGTGGCAGGATGGCGCCGGCAAGGGCATCCTCGCGAAACGTGTGGATGGTATCTATGCGGCGGGTATCGGTGGCGTTGTCATCTCGATCCCGCGGCAGGTTGGCAAGACGTTCCTGATCGGTGCGATCATCTTCGCGTTGTGTCGGATGAATCCGGGCATGACGGCTATCTGGACTGCCCACCAGCTGCGCACCGCAGAGGAAACGTTCCTGGCGATGAAGGCGATGGCGGCAAAGCCGAAGATCGCACCGCATGTCAAGCGTGTGGTGCTCGGATCGGGTGAAGAAGCGATCGAGTTCGTGAACCGGTCGCGCATCCTGTTCGGTGCTCGCGAGCGTGGGTTCGGTTTGGGCTTCGCTGGCGTCGATGTTCTGGTGCTGGATGAGGCGCAGCGGGTCACCGAGAAGACGATGGATGACCTGATCCCGACGACGAACCAGGCGCCGAACCCGCTGATCTTCCTGATCGGCACACCACCGCGGCCGACTGACGCCGGCGAGGTGTTCACCCGGGCTCGGACTGAGGCGCTGTCGGGCGAATCTGATGATCAGATGTACCTCGAGTTTTCGGCTGACCCGAATGTGAGCACGGTCGGGTGGAAGTCGGATCGGAACAAGATCGACTGGGCGCAGGTGGCGAAGGCGAACCCGTCTCACCCGCGACGCACGCCACGAACCGCGATTCTGCGGATGCTGAAGCATCTCGGTGAGGACTCGTTCCTCCGCGAGGGTTTGGGCGTCTGGGATTCGACCACCGCCAACGCGGTCATCAAGTCCACGGCGTGGTCGACATGTCTCGACTCGAAGTCGAAGGTTGTGGGTGCTGCGAAGTTCGTGCTCGACGTGTCGCCAAGCCGCGCGTGGTCGTCGATCGCTGTTGCCGGCAACCGCAAGGATGGGCTCCCGCACGTGGAGATCACTTCACGCAAGGGTGTCATCGATCATCAGCCTGGCGTCGAGTGGGTTGTGCCTCGCGCGGTCAAGCTGAAGAAGGCCATACCGGGTTTCGCGTTGACGCTCGTGTCTGGGTCGGCGGCCGAACCACTCATTCCGGCGCTTACTGCGGCCGGGATACCGCTCGAGTTCGTGAAGGCCGCAGACCTGCCGGCCGCGTGCGGCCTGTTCTACGACCTCGTCGAGGCCGGCGACGTGCGGCATGTTGGCCAGTCGGTGCTTACGGATGCGCTCGCCGCAGCTCGGAAGAACGTCAACGACGGCGAGGGTGCCTGGCGTTGGGGTCGCAAGAAATCCGCATCGGACATCACCCCGTTGTACGCGGCCACGGTCGCACTGTGGGCGCTGATCAACTCGCCGCCTGTTGAACCGTCTGTCTATTTCTTGTGAGGGGTGCCACGTGCGTTTGTCGTTGACTCTCCTGATTCTCGCTGCCATTGGTTTCGGTGTCGGCATCGGCTGGTGGGTTCATCCCGGTGCCGGCATCGCTATCGGTTCGGTCGCTCTCGGTTTGGTTGCTCTGTTCCATGATGACGGGAAGGGGCGCCGATGAGGCTCATCGACCGTCTGCGTGGGGTGATTGTTCCGTACCCGACCGACCCGAACTTCACTGGCAGTGGTCCGGCCGGGCTTCTGCAGTCCTATTTTCAAGGCTCGGGTCTGGGTGGTGAGTCGATCGGTAACGACTTCGCGTCGTATGCGACGGTCGGTTTTCAGGGGAACGGGCCGGTGTTCGCGGTCATGTATGCGCGTCTGCGCCTGTTTGGTGAGGCGACGTTCAAGTACCGGAACCTGTCGGACAAGAAGCTGTGGGGCGACCAGTCGTTGACGGTCCTCGAGCACCCGTGGCCGAACGGGACCACGCAGGACCTTCTGGGCCGCATGATTCTGCACGCTGACCTTGCCGGTAACGCGTATGTGCACCGCATCAACGACACCCGCCTCGAGTGTCTGCGCCCTGACTGGGTGAAGATTCTGTCGACCATGCGCGTTGACGATGTGACTGGTGACCCGTACCGCGAGGTCTTCGGGTATGCGTACACCGAAGGCGGCACAGGTGACCCTGTGCTCTATCCGGTGGATGAGGTCGCGCATTGGTCGCCGATCCCTGACCCGTTGTCACCGTCGCGGGGCATGTCGTGGCTGACACCGGTGGTTCGTGAGATCAACGCGGACCTGTCGATGTCGGTGCATGAGGAGAAGTTCTTCGAGAACGCTGCCACCCCGAACATGATCATCAAGTATCCGACGAAGCTGAACCCGGACTGGATCAAGAAGCTCCGCGATCAGGTCAACTCGGATCACGGTGGTGTGGAGAACGCACGCAAAACCCTGATCGTTGATGAGGGCGCCGACGCCACAGTGGTCGGGTCGAACTTCACCGACATGGGCTTCTCGACTCTGCGTGAGGCGGGCGAGGTTCGTATCGCGTCCGCTGCCGGTGTGCCGCCGATCGTCGCCGGCCTGCAGGGTGGCCTGGACGCGTCGACGATGGCGAACTATTCGGCCGCGTACCGCAATTTCTCTGATTCGACGATGAACCCGTTGTGGCGTGGGGCGTGTGCGGCGCTCGACAAGTTCCTGACGCACGACCCTGCCGCGGAGTTGTGGTTCGACACGCGTGACATTCCGGCTTTGCGTGATGCGGAAGAGGCACGTCAGAAGGCGAACGCGCAGCTATCGATCGCGGTAATGAACCTTGTGAACGCCGGATATGACCCTGAAACAGTGGTCGCTGCCGTTGATAGCGGCGACATGACTCTCCTGAAGCACACCGGGCTGGTTTCGGTCCAACTTCTACCCGCAGGCATGGCGCCTGACACGTCTGGAGGCACACCGTGAACGACTTCACCCGTTCGTTCCCGCTCGAAGACATCAGCATCCGTGCTGGTGGTGACGGGCGCACCGTCGAAGCGTATGCGGCCGTGTTCGGGCAGGAAGTTCCGATCTCGGACGGTGACGGCCGCTATTTGGAGCGCATCGACCCGACCGCGTTCAACAAGACCCTCGCGGACAAGGGCACACGGTTCTCGGTGCTCTACAACCACGGCATGACCATCTACGGCACCCCTTCCGACTCCGGTTCCATGCCCATCGGCACGCCCATCGAGGTGCGCGCCGACTCGCGCGGCCTGTACACGGTGACCCGGTACAACAAGACACCCCTCGGTGACGCTGCCCTCGAGGCGATCGCGTCCGGTTCGTTGCGCGCGCAGTCGTTCGCAGGCTCGTTCGTCCGCTCCGACAAGGTCAAACCGCGCGGCGGATACCGCCCTGACGCGTCTGGTGCGTTCCCGCTGGTGACCCGCCAGGAGATCAACCTGCGTGAGTACGGGCCGACACCGTTCCCCGCGTACTCGGATGCCGCAATCATGGGTGTCCGTGCCGGCGCCGCAGCCCTGTCGGACGCCGACGCGCTGCTCCTGTCGATGATCCTCGAGAACCTCGCTGAGGGTGACGCCGCGCTCGACCCGATCGTGGACGCCCTGTCGAAGACTGACCGTGCGCTTGATCAGGCGCAGCTGGTGATCTCACAGATTCTTGGGGTTCCGAACCCTGACCCGGTCGATGACGACGACGAACGGTCGTTGTACCTGACCCGCCTTGACCACCTTGCCACGCGGTTAGCTGCCGCGCCGGGGAGGACCGCCACACCTTCAGGTGCCGGCACCGATGCGCCGCTCATGCACGCAGGTCGGTTGTCCATGTCACAGCGGACGAGGGAAATCCTCGCCGCAACACGCCTAGGAGGCACGAAATGACCGCACGACTCAACGAGGTGCTGACGCGCATGAGCGCGATCCGCACCGAACTTCTCGGCCTTGCCGAGATCGAGGAGCCCACCGACGAACAGTCGGCCCGGTTCGTCGAGCTCGAAACCGAGTTCGACACCCTCGACACCGAGCGCGCCCCGCTCGCCGCCCGCGCAGAGAAGGTCGAAGCGCTGCGTTCCGCAGCCCTCGACCCGATCAACGTGCAGGACGGTGCAGCGAAGGGCCCGGACATCCTCATCCGCAACACGCAGCGTGACCCGTTCGACGCGACCCGTGCTGTCCAGGCGCGCGCCGTCGAGCTCGACGACATGCGTGGCCGTGCGTTCGACGCTGTCGAAGCGGCAACGAAGTCGGGTGCACGTTTCTCGCTGTCCGACGCGGCGGCCGAGAAGGTCACCCGCCTGATCGAGAACGACGAGAACGAGGGCGACGACGGTGGTATCAGCCGTCACATCCTCCTCACCGGCTCGGAGGCATACCACCGGGCGTTCAAGAAGGTCATCCGCAACAAGGGCGAGATCAACGCTCTCGAACCCGACGAGCAGGCTTCGATGCGTGCAGCCCTGTCCCTCACGGGTGCGAACGGCGGGTTCCTGATCCCGGTGACCCTCGACCCGTCGATCATCCTCACCAACAGCGGTTCGGCGAACCCGTACCGTCGCATCTCGCAGGTCAAGACGATCACGACCAACTTCTGGGAAGGCGTCACGTCAGCCGGTGTGAACGCTGCGTGGCTCGCTGAAGCTGGTGTCGTGGGCGACAACACGCCGACGATCGCACAGCCGGTCATCACCCCGCAGAAGGCTGCAGCGTGGGTGTTCGGTTCGTACGAAGTTCTGTCCGACTCGGACTTCGCGCAGCAGTTCCCCGCGCTCCTGTCGGACGCGAAGGACCGTCTCGAGGAGAACGCGTTCGCTGTCGGTGCTGGTACGGGTGGTGTGCCGAAGGGCATCGTCACCGCAGCCACCACGACGGTCGGCACGGCTGGCACTGGGGCATACGCGATCGCGGACATCTATGCGCTGCAGGCTGCGATCCCGCCGCGGTTCCGTCTCGCTGGCGAGTCTCTGGCGGTGGTCATGAACGTGGCCATCATCAACAAGACCCGACAGTTCGACACCGCGGGTGGTTCGTCCTACTGGACCAACCTGGGTCTGGGTCAGCCTGAGCGTGTGCTTGGGCTCCCCATCCAGGAGTCGACGTCGATGGTCTCCACCCTGACCACCGGCAGCAAGATCGCGGTCGCTGGTGACTTCAGCCAGTACGCGATCGTCGACCGTGTCGGCATGTCCGTCATGTACGAGCCGATGGTCAAGGACAGCGCGACCGCGCGACCGACCGGTCAGGCCGGCTGGTTCGCGTACTGGCGGGTCGGCGCTGACGCGCTGGTTCCCGGGGCGTTCCGCACGCTCATCACCACCTAGCAGTTCCCCGATCGGAGGGCGGGCATCTTCGGGTGTCCGCCCTCCGGCATCCCCCACGACAAGGAGAAGGTCATGCAGCAGGCAAACCAGCCTTTCCACTACGCGTCCAAGGACGGCGTAGAACATTTCGTTGCGAAGGGCGACGTCGTCGCCGACCGCGACCCCATCGTCAAGGGCCGCGAGGAACTGTTCACTCACCTCGCTGACCTCGACAAGAAGTAGGTCCTGAGCCGTGACTGTTCTCCTCGGTGGGTCATACGCCGCCACGTATCAGGCGCCGTCCCTGATTGGCACGGCGACTGTCGTGTTGACGGTGACGGCGCCTGACGGGACGACGACGACCCCAACGGTGACGGTTGACGGTTCGAACGCGACCGCGGCTGTCCCTGCGACGATCGCCGGCCAGTACCTTCTGGTGTGGACGGTGACGGGCACGCTGACTGATGCGGTCATGGATCAGTTCACAGCCACCCCGGCCGCGCTCGGTCTGATCTCCCTGTCTGACCTGCGCGACACGTTGAACATTGCACCCAGCGACACGACAGGGAACGCGAAACTGCGCCGATTCATCCAGTCGGCGACGAAAGTGGTCGAGCACATCACCGGCCCCATGCTGGGCCAGTCGTGCACCGAGTACTTCGACGGCAACCGGCCGATGATTGTCCTGTCGGCTCGGTGGATTCAGTCGATTACGACCATCACCGAAGTGTTGGGAACAACGCTTTTCACCCTCACTGAGCAGCCGCTCGGCGGCAGTTACACCCAGTACGGGTACACGTGGGACAAGAGCACGAACACGATCATTCGCAGGTCGTCTGGGATCACGTTCTGGTTCCCGCCAGGCGACCGGAATGTGACGGTCACGTACGAGGCGGGCATCAGCCCGCTGCCGCAGGACATTTCCGACGCGGCCGGCGACATCATTCAACACTGGTGGGATCACGGCCAGCAGGCTTTCGCGGCCCCGTACATCACGACCGATGAGGGTGATGTGCCGGTGTCGAACGTGATGGGCTATGCGATCCCGAATGCTGCGGTCGAGAAGCTCGAACCGTATGCGCTTGGGCCTTCGGTCGGCTGATGGGTACCTCAGTCGGCGCCGCTATCGACTATGTCGTGGCTCAGGTTGCGTCGCCGTGCCAGTTGGTCGACCCGACCGCAATGATCATCGACAGTTGGCCGGTGAACGCGCAGGTCACGAACTCAATGGTGTGGATCGGTCGCACCTCAGCTGATGATGCGACGACCGCGGACGGCACACAACAGTCGGTGGCGTTGGGCATGAACTCGTCCGATGAGGACTATTCGATCCCGTGCTTCATCCAGTGCGCGCGTCCTGGGCCGGCACAGAAGCCGTCACGGGACGCCGCGGTCGCCTTGTTCGACGCGGTCAACGGTGTCATCGCCCACGACCGGACTCTGGCCGGTGTGCTGAAGAACCGGAACGGCGCACTCGTCGACAACGTCCGCATCATCCAGACCCGGAACACGACCGACACGGGGCATGCCGGGTCTATGCGTGTGACGACGATCACGTTCGACATCCATTGCCGTAACCAGTACATCGCCTAGGAGGCACATCATGGCCACTTTCAGAAACGTCTCCGGGCAACTGGTGGACATTCCCGCGCACGACATTCGTGTCCCGGATGGGAAGACGTTCGAGGTGTCTGCGGAGATCGCGGAAACCCTCGCAAGCAACCCGCATTTCGAGCAGGTCAAGAAGTCCACGAAGGCCACTCCGGCCGAAACTGATGGGAGCATCTGATGGCTGTTGGGTCTGGTCTTTCCGCAACCTTCGGGTTCGCATCCGAAACGACGGTAGGCACACCTGTCGCGGTCACCCGATTCATCGAGGCTGACACCGAATCGATCGCGCTGAAGAAGCACACCGTTCAGGGTGCCGGCCAGCGTGGTGGTGCGCTCGTGCGTCGCGGTCAGCGGCGCCAGGTCGTGGCACGTGAAGCGGCCGGCGACATCACCTTCGACGTACCCACGAACGGGTTCGGTCTGATCCTGCAGCACATGATCTCCGGTACCGCACCGACCCCGACGTCGATCGGTGGTGGCCTGTTCCAGCAGATTCACAACGTCGGGTCGTTGCAGGGCAAGTCGTTCACGACGCAGATCATCCGCCCTGACACGACGGGCGTGCTCACCCAGCAGGCGTTCACATACCCGGGCTGCAAGGTCACCGGGTGGGAACTCGCGGTGAAGCAGGCGGGCCAGTTGACGGCGAAGGTGACCGTTGACGCGCTGGATGAGGCAACCCCGCAGAACGGTTTCGCGAACACGACCCTGTCGTCGGCGGCGTCGGCTGCGGCGGCCACGTTCTCGACGGTGGCGACGATCCCGGTCGGTTCGTATGTGACCCTCGACACTGGGCTGCTGCGTGAGACGGTCCTGACGACGAACGTGTCCGGTGCTGGCCCGTTCGTCATCACCATTGCCACGCCGCTCGCCTTCGCGCACGCAACCGCTACGCCTGTCGGTTCGGCTACGGGTGTCAACTATGGGGCCGCGGTGGCTCTGCAGACGGCGTCGTACACGGCTGGCGTCAACATCCTCGATTTCTCGCAGGGCACACTCACTGCGGGCGGTTCGACCGCTGTGACGTCGGGGAAGTGGACGAACACGGGCGGTCAGGTTGTCGCGAACGTCCGCTCCGTCACCCTCAAGGGTACGAACCCGCTGAAGGTCGACCGTTGGGGACTCGGTCAGCAGGTGCGGTCGGAGCAGCTGGAGAACAACTGGCGCGACTACAGCATCGACGTCGAACTCGACTACAACTCGCGTCTGTTCTACGACGCGTACGCGGCTGACACGCCCCTCACGCTGCAGTTCTCGTTCGCTGGTCGCGGTGGCGCTCAGCTGTCGTTCTACATGCCGGTCGGTTTCCAGGAGGACGGCGCCACCCCGCAGGTCGCGTCGGAGGACATCATCATCCAGAAGCTGGCGTTCACGATCCTCGACGACGGTGTGAACGGTGCACTCCAGGCGGTCTACGTGTCCACGGACGCCGCGGTCTGATGACCGATAAGGGGCTTGACGTACACGTCGACCTCAACAAGTTCTCGTCGCAGGTGAAGGGCACGGACAAGAAGTTCGCGGCCGCACTGAAACGTGAGGTGCGGGCGGCTCTGACCCAGTCGGGTGCGGAGATGCTCGCGGATGTGCGTGGGCGGGCGTCGTGGTCGTCTCGTATCGGGTCGGCGACGTCGATCAAGACCACGTTCTCGGAGAAACGGGCAAAGGTCGTCATCGTCGTCAACGCCAGGCAGGCGCCTCACGCGCGCGGCCTCGAGCTCGGGAACAAGAACGTGTTCAACGAAACCGAGATCGCGAAACGCACCAAAACGGTGCAGGTCGGTTCACGACGTGTGCAGGTCGGCCGCGCGAAAGCGATGAAGGCCATGAAGAAGTCGGGCATGGGTGTCGGGCGTGCGCTCCGTCACCCGGTGTTCGACTCGAAGCATCCGCCGACTCGTGTGGGTGAGCAGCCGATTCGCCCGTTCTTCTTCCCGGCCGCATCGTCGGCTGCGCCTGGTGTGCAACGGCGGATGGAAGCAGCACTTGACACGATCGCTCGCGCCGCGGGCTTCAACTGAGAAAGGAACACCCTGTGTCCGAAGAAGAAAAGGCTCCCGAACCGTCAGGCATTCATCACTTCTGGCTTGGTGATGAAGACCTCGGGATTCTCGACGAGCGCAAGATCAGCAACGTTGACGGCATGGTCATCGAGTCGCAGTCCGAAAACCTCGGCCGCCGATTGACGGTTGCGCAGATGCTGCAGGGCATCAACGACTCGGACGCGAAAGCCCTGACGACGCTGGTGTGGTTCCTGCGGTTCAAGAAGAACCCGTCGGCCGTCCCCCACATCTCGACCATCGAGTTCGCGTTCGCTGACTTGCGAGGTGAGGACGAACCGGGCCCTACACAGGAGAGCGTTGGGACAAGCGAAACAGCTATTTCGGCGCTCTCGTCCAACTCGGAGTAGACCCCGAACGCATCGACCACCTGCCCATGCATGACTTCGATCTTCTCTGCCGGTACATAGACAGGGACATCGAGGAGAACGAGAAACTCAAGAACTCGATGAAGGGGTGACCTGTGGCCCTGCAGAAGAATCTGACGTTCGCGCTTCTCGGCGAGGACAAGACCGCATCATCGTCGATGACGCATGCGCAGGAGACTGCAGAGAAGGTCACCGGCCGCATCGGTGGCGTGTTCTCGAAGCTTGGGGGGCAGATCGGTGGCGAGTTCGGCGAAGTCCTGAACCGCGTCGGCGACGGCATCGCGTCGGTTGGTGAGCATGGGGCGAAACTGTCATCCGTTCTCGGTGTCGGCGGCGGTGTAATCACAGGTCTGGGTGTGGCACTGCAGACGATGGGGTCGTCAGATAAGCAGGCATCCGACCAGTTGCAGCAGTCGATCAAAGCGTCCGGTCATTCGTTTGGTGACTTCCGCGACGACATCGAGAAGACCATATCGAAGCAGGAAGATTTCGGTCACTCGGCTGTGGACACGCAGACGGCGTTGCGGAAGATGACGCAGGCGACGAACGACCCCAAAAAGGCGCTCGAGCAGATGGGTGTCGTCGCGAACTTGGCGGCCGCGAAACACATCAGCCTCGCGGACGCCGCCGACCTCGTCGACCGGGTCGTCGCCGGCAAGGGCGGCAAAACCCTCGCCCAGTACGGCATCACCATGAAGACCACCGGCGACAAGACGAAGAACGCGCAGGACGCCCTCGACCAACTGTCGTCGAAGGTGTCCGGCCAGGCGTCGTCATCGATGGATAACTTCGGCGCGAAGGTCAACGCGATCAAAACGCATATGACCGACTGGGCCGCGAACATGGGTGAGAAAGTCGGCCCTGCGCTGACCATCATCGGGCCTGCGCTGATGGGTGTGTCCGCGGCAATGGAGATCGGCAAAGCCGTGTCGACGGCGTTCAAGTCGGCGCAGCTCGCGCAGACCGTCGCCACCGAGGCCGGCACGGTCGCGCAGAACGGGTTCAACCTGTCTCTGCTCGCGAACCCCATCACTCTCGTCATTCTCGCGATCGTGGCGTTGGTGGCTGGGCTGGTCTGGTTCTTCACCCAGACGAAACTGGGTCAGCAAATTTGGCACAACTTCACCCAGTTCATCGGAACCGCCATCAACTGGCTGTGGAACTCGGTAATCAAACCCGTGTTCGGGTTCATCGGCACCATATTCACCTGGCTGTACAAGAACATCATCCTCCCGTACATCGGCCTGATCGTCCTCGAGTTCAAGGTGTTGGGTGCGATCTTCTCCTGGCTGTGGAACGCGATTGTGATGCCTGTCGCGAACTGGATCGCTGGCGCCGTACGCAATATCGGGTCGACGATCGGGTCGGTTTTCGGTGCTATCGGCGGCATCATCCGGGGTGCGTTCAACGGTGTCGTGTCGTTCGTGAAAGGCATTTTCAACGGTGTCATTGATGCGGTGAATGGGATCATCGGCGGCATCAACGCAGCAACCGGGATCGGCGCGTCGATCGGTATCCATATCGGCAAAATTCCGAAGCTCCCACATCTTGCGCTCGGCGGCATTGTCACGAAACCGACCGTCGCGCTGATTGGTGAATCCGGCCCTGAAGAAATCCGGCCGCTCAAAGGCACCGGTTCGCGTGGTGGTGGCGGCACAACGATTCAGGTGGATGTGCATGTGCCGAACGGGTTTGTGGGTAATGCACGCGAGTTGTCGACGCTTCTGATCAACGGTATCCGGGCTGGTCTTGTGAACGCGCCCGAACTCAACCACGCATTGGGGAACTGATGGCACACTTCACGCCCGACAACTTTGTCGACGGGCCTGCCGGTGGTACCCCGATCACATCGGTGAAGCTGTTGAACCTCGAGAACGAGGACGCCTACCTCGACGCGCTCGTCGACGGTGTCGCCGGGTTCGGCGCGGTAGGCGATGGGGTAACCGACGACACGACCGCGTTGCAGAACGCGTTCACTGCCGCGCGGGCCGTCAATGCGGTTCTACAGTTCGGGCTCGGGCAGACCTACATCGTGTCTGGGGCGCTGAACCCGACAGGGGTTGACGTCCGCGGAAACGGCGCGACCCTGCGCGTGAAGGCTGGCACCACACCGACATATGGCGGGGTCTTCGCGCCGACCGCCGCGTTCAGCCTTCAGGACATGACGATTGACCTGAACAAGGCCAACACGACAGACCCGGGCGCGAACACTCAGGGCAACGGCATCTACCTGAACAATGCAACCGGTTGGACCGGCCTCGCGGTCGTCCGGAATGTGCAAGTCATCAACGGGTACCAGTGCGGCATGCGTTTCAGCACCGCATCATCGTTGACGGATGCCGCGTCGGCTCCGTTGTCGCGGGTGATGATCGATAACCCGCGAGTGGACTCCACGAAATACGGGATTTTCCTAACCCAGACTCGCGGCGTCACCATCATCAACCCGTGGGTCACGGCCACCGCCCAGGATGGCATCTACGATTTCCTCGCCCGTGACACGCAAATCAGCGGCGGGCGGGTAAGTGGCACGGGCAACCACGGCATCGTCACCCAGTACAGTAACGGATTCTCTTGCACCGGAGTGTCGGTGGACGCCGCCACGAACATAGGCATCGTGGTCGGCGGGGGCACCGTCACCAACGTTGAAGCGAAGTATTTCACGATCACCGGTAACAGGGTTTCGAACTGCACCCAAGTGGGCATCAGTGTGGACACGACAAAGGCCGGGTCGGGAACAACCCCAGTCGCGTCATATTCGACCGTTTCGGGGAACGTGTCCCGTAATAACGGCATCCACGGCATTTACGTCCACAACGGACAATACGTGTCCGTGACAGGCAACACTTGCACGGGGAACGCAAGCGGTGGCCTGTCGATGGATTCGAACGCGGTCGCAGTC